TAGCTCCAACTGGATATCCATACACAGCAACACCAGCCAACTTCTCTTCAGTTTCATCAAAAAATGCATGTTGATTATCTGTTTCATAGAAAATACCCAACGCATATCTACAACTAGTCCAAGCGTGGCTATAGTGATGTTTTACAATCATTGATTTAGCTATTTTTTTAGAAATTTCTCTTACAGATACTTTTGATTTTTTTGGGATCAAATCCATATTTCTCCAATATTTGATTAACTTCTTCTTTTGATATAAAAGAAAGATTTTCCTTTGCTTCTGCTTTACTACATTGAAAATACTCACACATTATATTAATTAACTCTGGATCATATTTCTTATCTTTCTTACCTTTGATGTATTTACTAAATCTCTTACCCTTTGGTAAAAAATCTGAATACCATTTATAAACCTCTCTTGGTTCAAGAGTTCCTATGGCATATTTCTGAAAATAGTTGACTATCTCTATAAACTCTTCATCCATTGACAACCAACGATTTATGATGAATGGACTAAAGGCTTTTTGATCTGTTTCGTTGAATGAATCCCAAGGTTTCTTATGGACTAAAATCTGGTTTATCCACTCGAATATTGTCATCTTTTTTTTTAGGTTTTTCTCTGTAGTCTGTTTCATAAAATCCCTCACCTCTAAATTGTGGTTTTGCAGTATGTCCATAAACTCTTTCCATCTCTGAAATATGTATTCCACAACTAGCATTAACACATCTCTGACAAACAGGAGATGCTGCTTTCATACTTTGTTGTATTTCTTCTTCTCTATTACAAGATGGACATTTAAAAGTGTAAAATGGCACTATTCAATCCCATCGACATCTGCTAAATCAGAATTTACATGTTCACATTTTTCACAAGCAAATACTGCTACTGGTACTAATGTTTCTTGTCCATTTGGTGATACTAAAGCTGACATTTTTCTTAACAACACTGTTTGTTTAAATGTTTGATTTTCACATTTTTCACATTTTATAGCTGTTGTTTGACTTATATCTAGTGTTTGTTGCATCTGTCCATCTTTTCCTGGTACAATCATTCTTCTATCTCCTGTACTGTTTCTGTTATTGTTACATCTTCTACTTTCCAACCAGTCTTATTTAAGATATTTTCATCTTCATAAGGTGGTTGATATAATGTTACCCTTATAGGCGGTTTATCAAAAGATTTATGTTCTACTAAAAATGTTTTCATATTATTCCTCTACAATTGATAATACTTCATTCTGACTCATTATATAAACAGTTTCACCATCTACTTTATATTCGGGCATACCACCATGTTGATGATATAATATTTTATTACCCTCTTTAACTATAACCGGTATAAGTGTTCCTGTTGTTGAATACATTCCCTCACCTACAGCAACTACCGTACCTTCATCTAATGAACCGCCTTCAACTAGATCCGGCAAAATTATACCTGAATCGGTTTTAAATTCTTCTTCTTTTGGTTTTGGTTTTACAACGATTTTATCGTTTACTGGTTTTAACTTCATCTAATTATCCTCAATAATTTAACTATGGTTGACATAAAATTTATTTCTTTATCTACTACTTGAACATCTTGATATTGACCTTCTGCTAATGCAAGAATACACTCTGCTTCTTTTCCATGTGAATAGGTTTCTATTTCATCATAGAGTAATTTATACAATTCATTGTAATCAGTTACAGAATTATCAGCAAGTAATTGTCTAATACTTGTCATTGTAGTATTCGGTGTTAAACTCTCTAATAGTTTTACCTTATAATCATTCTGTATAACTGAATTAACATCTACCTTCAACTTACTATCTACAGCTTGTCTCTGTGCTGAATTGATAACTCTACGAATATCAGGATATCCTGCATTAACTATAAGAGCTACATCATCAAGTTCATACGATACCTCTTCCGTATCAAGAATATGAACCATCTGTTTTGCCACATCCTTACGAGAAGGTGGAACAATCTTATATGGTTGACATCTTGATTGAATTGGGTCTATGATTCTCTCTACATAATTACAAGTGAGAATGAACCTACAATGTTTTGAAAAGGTTTCCATCAGATTACGAAGAGCTGCTTGAGCATTTGGAGTTAAGTAATCACACTCATCAAGTATCAATACCTTTAAATCCTTAAACCCAATAGAACTTGCAAATGTCTTTACCTTATTTCTAACATCATCAACTTTGTTCTCATCTGATGCATTGATATATAGATAATCACAATCTATATTCTTTACTATGATTTTGGCTAGTGTGGTTTTACCAGTTCCTGCCCTACCATATAATAGTAGATGAGGAACATCACCACTTTCAAGATACATACCAACCTTCTCGCGAAGATGTTCATTACCAATGTAAGTTGATAAATCGGTTGGTCTATATTTTTCTACCCAAAGACTATGACTTACTGATTCCATTGTTTACCTCTCTTTCTCCAACTCCAAAACATATCTGAAAATACCTTCCACAAAGAATTACCAAAAAATGCTCCACCATTGTCTAACAATAAAATATATTTCCAATGTCTATTTTCTGGATCTGCTAATGTTTGTCTGCGAGCCATATCTTAATCTACATCCGACATAGCTACTATGAAATAAGTTGAATCATAATCATCAATCTTAAAGTTTACTTTGGCTAATCCTTCATTTGATACTTCGAGAACTGCTGATTTACATTCTTTATTAGCTACTAACATTTCTTTGAATAAATTAGCATTGAATGTTACAGGTTCAGTTAAACCATTAATTGTAGTTTCAACTGGAATATTTACACGATTTGTGTTTGTGGATGAATAACCAATAATAGCATTCAATTCACTTTTAATATTAACAAATGTAAACATATCAACATCAGCTAAGGCAGATTTACCTTTAATAAAAGTATCAATAAAATTACTATCTAACTTTACTTTAGTTTGAAAATCAGGTAATCTCTTTAATGCTGGAGGATCTGAAATTACTGACAAGTCACTCAACACATAATCAATTGATACTGACCCATTTTTTACTTTAAGTGAAACTGCTCTATCGCCTACTTTCGTCAATGTCAAAGAGACATCATCACCCAAAACACTTAAAAGTTTCTGCAATTGATCTGTTTGATAAACACCCAAATCAGCATCTTCAAATTTAACATTATCTGCAACTACAGTTCCCAATAAAGACTTGTCGGGCGTTACAAATGATGTTTTTAACTGATTTGTGTTGGCTGTCCATTTAACACTATTTACATTACCACCCAAATTATACTTTTGAATGAACTTATTTAACTTACTTTTTTCCATTTAAGGATCTCCTATCTATATGAATGGTGGAGTTTTTTGTTTGACCCACTCCACACCTTCTTTGTTTATTTTATGTTTTCTTTTTAAAATTTTATAAATTTCTTCTTCTGAATCACCACCCAACCAAAAAGTAGTAGTTTTCTTAATGGACGGATCGTATGCTTTTATATGATACCATTTGCTCTTCAATTTTTTCTCTCAAATTTGTTGTTGAATAATTATGATTTCTATCGTGATAATAAATCTTAATATCTAAATCGTCACCTGTAAAAGATTTACCTTTATAATCATCACCCAATATACGAACATCTGGATTAAGTTTTTTAAGTAATTCATATAAATCTTTTTCTGTATTATATGTAATAACTTCATCTACATATTTAACGGCTTCTAGTTGTATTCTTCTTTCTTCATAAGATTGAATAGGTTTATTTTTTTCAGGTCTATCAACTGAAGGATCATATTGTAATCCTACTATTAATTTATCACATCTAACTTTTGCGTATTGTAACATTATTATATGACCTGCATGTAACAAATCAAAACAACTGCAAGTGAAACCTATTGTGTCGTGAATTAAACCGTCTATTATTTTCATTCTATAATTTACACCCATTTTACTATATAAGTCAACTAAAAAAACCTATCTAGTGTATTTATTTTGTCTACTGGCATGTCCCAACTTAAAGCTTCATAGAACATTTTAATCTTTTTTTGTAATGCCCCCACAAATAACCTATCGTAATCCATATATTGTTGTATAAAATCTGTTATTTGTTTGGGATCATCATAACCTTTAAAAGCAAGAGCATCTATTCCTAATGGGTTTTTCTTCATATATGCCCATCTAATCTTTTCTTTATTTCGTATAGGTTCGTTGTTATCTGCACCAAAGTGTTTTAACAAATCATTATATTTGATAGCAGCTTTAACATGAACTGGAGTTCCTTTATGTGTATCTGTAAATATAGTTCCATCACCATATATCTTTTTATTATTGTGTCGTTTGTCTATAAATTTAGACAATCTACTGACACCAGTTGGTAAAGCCATATCATATATTGACTTTGTTTTCATTGTTTTCTTAAAATCAATTATCTTCTCATCCAATATATCTTTATCTACATTACTTAAAATACCTTTTAATACCTCTTTCATTAAATCTCTCATAGCAGGTGGAAAATTACTCCTCACAATATCTAACCCTTTAACATCCACCTTATCACACTTTACTCCACCATCATTTATAATCCACTGACCATATCGTTTCTTTGTTACCCAAAATGCCGACTTAGCAATACACTCCTGTTTAATATCAAACCGATGATTACCTTTCACATTTAACATTCTACTAGCGAATACATCATATGATTTATTGATGTAATCCTGAACCTCACGTGCCACCTCTAATATCTGCGTTGTCATAAACTCCTCATCATCTAAATCAGCATTTGGATACTTATTCTTAACTAATGGTTTGGCTGGATAAAATACACTATCTGTATCTGTGTAAATACAATAATCTTCTTTGTCACCTAATTGTTGATTATAATAATAATTAGCTATCTTCTCTGTAAACTTAATCAAATCTTGACCTGTCAATGTAGTAGCCTCAGCATTATCTACATCATAGAACCTAAATACAGGTAATCCCAACACACCATATAATGAATTTAATACAATCTTCTGAATATGTTGTCTTCTATTGAAATAACCACTCCTCTCCATATCACCTTCGTCTGCATGTTGTTTCATTAACCTTCTAAACTCAACTCTCTCGTTAAACCATTTTTCCAACAATACAGGAATTAAACCTTTTTTGTCATAATGATACATTACACCATTAGATGAAATTGAAACCTTATTATTATCAAACATCTTTTTTAACTCATCTTGATCATATTTTCCTTTTTCTTTATCACCCACCATTAAAGTATATGTCTTATTCACACCCTTAACAAACTCCTCAGCATTCCAACCTTCCAACTTACCCAACTTCGTTTCAGGTGATATATTCAATGTCATAATGGTAGATGGATACATTGATGTCAGGTCTAAGTCAAAAACCCAATCGTATCTGCCGGGTTTAGGATCTTTAACATAAGCTCCAGCAAATTTTTCTTCACTACCATAACTACCTCCACGTTGTGGTTTATTTGGTGCAACTACTCCAATATCTTTCATATAAACCAACATCGCGCCTTCTAAATATCTACTACTAAAAAATATATCTTCATAACCTATATGACCCAAATGACAAACACCTCTAGCCAACTCAATAAACTTTAACTTATCATCCAATGCCTTTACAATCTTAACATCATTTAAGTTATATTCAATATATTTGTTTATATCGCTTTTATACAAGTCGTCAAGAGTTCCTTCGTATTCGATCTTACCCATACCAACTTCAATCTTACCAATATAATCCAACCTATATGAAGATTGTTGTGTATATGTATATAATCTATATAATGCTAAATAATCTAATTGAGATACCCCAGCAATCTTATACTTGTTTTGATGCTCATTATAATAAACATTATTGATTGGTGATAAGCAATTAGCTATTTGTTCACCCATAACTTTTTTAGTTCTGTTATATAAATAAGGTATGTCAAAACCATCTATATTCCAACCACTTAATATAGTTGGATTGATTTCAAGATACTTCTGATAAAACCTTTGTAGTAATTCTTCTTCAGTTCTGAACGCCTCAACCACATCTGTATTCTTAACATTACCTAAAACAAAACAATGGTAACTATCAGCTGTTTTATCGTATAGAGCAATAGCAGTTATTTTGTTTTTAGCAGTCTTTGGTTCTGGAAATCCATCTACTACCTCAACCTCAATATCAAAAAATAACTCTCTATGACCTTCAGATGGTTCATTAGAATCACCATATTTATCTATTAATACACGAGTTTCTAATGGAACATCTGATTCAAATATATCACCCTTTTGTAAATCTTCACCAGTCCAAAACTTGATTTTTTTTAACTTATCCCCATACAAAGAACGATGTTGGCCTGTTGGAGATTTTTGATACGCATATGGTGTAAATTGGAATTTTTCGTAACCCTTTTTATCATCCCACAGATGAACGATTGGTTTTCCATGTTGTGATTTTTCAATATATATATTTTGATACATAACCTAATTTACAACTATTTACTATTAACTTCCAAATACTTTTTTCTTTTCTCCGTGATATTCGTAAGCGTGTCCATTTTCTTTCAATAATTCATTTACTGATGATTCATGACCCTTTACGAATAACTCACCTAAAACTCTACCATATTTACCTTTTCCGTGTGATATGATTGAAAACTTACCTTCATCAGAATTTTCAAGTAAATCTTTCACATATGCTTTAGCTGCTAATCCTTTTTTCTTTTCTTCGAGATTTCGTGTTCTTGATTCCCAAGTGTCAACACCATAGAATCTAATTCTTTCTTTTACCCAAACATTGAATCCCAAATCAATCATAGCATCTGCTGTATCACCATCGACTACTCTTACTAACTTACAACTATACCCGTGTTTTTTAACTTGTTTTCCCATTAATCTTCTCCACATATTGTTTTAATTAATCTCCAAGCCACCAAATATGGATCACAATTGGCAGATGGTCTTCTATCTTCTAAATAACCTTTTCCATCTTTAGCTACCTGCCAAGGAACTCTAACTGAAGCACCTCTATCAGATACGCCCCATCTAAATTCTGTAATAGGACAAGTTTCGTGTAGTCCTGTTAATCTTTTTTCATTACCAGTTCCATACACTTCAATATGGTCTTCATGTAAGTATTCTAATTTCTTAATTGCTTTATGAATAACTTGATCACCATCTTTTTCTCTCATAGCTTTTGTAGAAAAGTTAGTATGACAACCAGCACCATTCCAGTCACCTGATATTGGTTTTGGGTTAAGACTTACTACTCTATGTGTATGTAAACAAATCTTTTCTAACAACCAACGGGCGACCCATAGATCATCTGTTGATTTATATGGATCTTTACCGAATATTTGATATTCCCATTGACCTAACATTACTTCTGAATTGATACCACTTATACCTATACCAGCTTTCATACAAGCATCCATATGTTTTCTTGCTATATATTCACCTTTATTTCTACCACAATAATAATCACCTTGAGCTTCTGGTTGTGAACCATCTTTTGGCCAACCTACTGGAACTAATCCGTCATCACCTTTTTTGAATAAAGTATATTCTTGTTCAAACCCAAACCAAGGATTGTCATTTATTCCACCATTGAGTAGTTCATATAATTTCCATCTTATATTTGTTTCATGTGGTGTATCATCTGTATTCCATACTTCACATAGCACTAAATGACAATTTTCTTCTAGTGGGTTTTCGTATATTCTAACTGGTTTTAAAACACAATCAGAATTATCACCTGGTGCTTGATTTGTAGACGAACCATCAAAACCCCATACAGGACATTGAGCAACCGAACCATCCCATTCGTGATGTTCTACAACTTTTGTTTTACTTCTTAATTGTGGTGCATCTTCTGTACCATCGATCCATATGTATTCTAATTTAGTCATTTTTCTTTCCTCCAATCAATGTTTAATCTTTCTAACCTCTTTTTAGTTTCCAATTCTGGAAAGTTTTTATCTAACCATTCTACTGTTCTTGCAAGATCATTTGAACCAAGTACTATATTTACAATTTCTATAATATCCAATATATTAAGAATACTGTCTTGATTTATATCAGTTGAAATATATTCTTCATCTGTTGGTATTATATTACCTAACACAAAACTAACTCCCAATATTATATCTTGTACATTTATATAACCATCAAAATTGACATCACCAAATAAAATTTCATCATCTGGTTCTCCTATATAATCAAAGAACCAAGGTAATCTTGTATATATTCTCGAATACACGCCCGGGTATCCTGGATCCGCTCAACCATATCCCCAACTAACTATACCAATAAGTTCATACTCACCGTCATCATTTGTCATAATAAGTGGGCCGCCACTATCTCCCTGACAACTATCTTCACCACCATTGTTATCACCAGCACAAACCATATTATTTGTTACTTCATTTCCTATGTTACCACAACTTTCATCTATTGGAACATCAACTTCCATCAATACATTAGAACCCCATCCACCAGATGAAGTTGCTCCCCAACCCATTGTTGTTGACATTACTGGTTCATCATCGTGTGAGTTATCTGTTATTAATTGTATTGGTTCAAATGTTGTAACTGGTGATGATAATTCTAATAGTGCATAATCATTATCTAAAGACCAACCACTATATTGTGGATGAACTATAATATCACTCACATTTCTTGTTACAGCTCCACTTGTTGAATTAACATTATGTAATCCAATCTTTACTTGAAGACTACTTTCCGAAACTCCCTCAACACAATGAGCTGCTGTAATTACCCAATCCTCCCTAACAAGTGAACCACCACACCAATGCCCACCACCATATCTCAATGATACCATAAATGGATATTTACAATTTGGACAAGCTGGGTCTACTTCTTCACCACCTACAATCATTGGAGGTGGTAAACTACCATGGTCTGGTGTATTATCATTTGACCTAGCTACTGTTTGATTTGTTTCTGTTTTATTTGGATTTAATACATCATTACTACAACTAAATAAAAATAGCAATAAAAATAATAATATTTTTTTCATCTTATTTCTCCCTAAAATAATAATGTTTAAGAAATGTTTTAATTTCTGGTAATCCTAATTTTCTTCTCAAATGATTCTCTAATCTGGTGTATGGGCAATCTAATACTCTACTAAAACCAAGATACATTATCCACCCCACTAATGGTAAAGATACCCAAGGCGGTTCTTTTATAATTAACAATGGAATTGATGCAATTAATCCGAACAAGCCTATGTGATGAGTAACTACTACAAAATGAAATAATAATTTATATAATTTAATTTTCTTTCTCCGCGTTTTTAATTAAATCCGATGATGATTGTATCTTACCACCACCTATTCCCCATAACATTTCTACGCCTACATCATTACATACATCAATTTCCGGAACATTTTCAACTTTTCTATCGCCGCCATTAGCAAAATAGATACTATAATAATTACAAAATCCAACAGCATCTGTTTCGGCATTATCCCATTCCCAAAAC